AACCATATAGGGAATATGTTGTAGTACTCCTTCTTAGCCTGCTTAACCACAAGCCTGTAGTTTGTAGCCCAAACTGGAGGGTTGTTCTTTATATTTACCTTTATACTGTTACCCTTGTTTGAAACTGATGGAGGTATATATATAGAGTTCCTGTCGCTTATAAGGGCCGTTGTCATCCTTCCATAGTCATCGCCATATATGACGCCAACCTCGTAATCCCTGTCTGTCCTAAATGTCTGTATCGGAGTGTTCTCTGTCGTGGATGTAGATACATAGTCCACACTGAAGTCCATATCTATATTTACACCGTCAGTGTCAATGATATCTCTAAACTGAGTGTAGTTTCCATATACAAGCCTGTTACCTATAAGCTCCTGTGACTTAGCAAGAAGAGGCACATTGTCAAACAGTCTGGTAACCTGATCAGACGTTAGAGGTGCATATATCTTGTTATTGTCAAAGACATAGTCAGACACGCTATTGGACTGTATAAGATTGTTATTGTCACTGTCCTTGTCTACAGACTTGATTATCTTTACATTTAGGCTTCTTGTGTCAAACGCAAGCAGTTGAATCTCTTTAACAAACTCATTGCCAGTCTCAAAGACTATCCTACACTGGTTGTACTCGTTGATCATCGCCTTGTTTATCCCAGCCAAGAAGTCTATAGAGTATTCTGAAGGCTGGAATGCGACGGCTGAAAATGGAGACATCGAGCTGTACTCGTTATCTACATACTTGTACCTGTATGCAAAGTACAAGAATCTCTCCTCCATATTGTTAGAAAGAACCTCATCGGTCTTCACTGGATATATGACTGGTGCCTTCAATGGCGGTCTAAGTATTACGTCTATATCTATGTCTATACGGCTGTCATCAACAGAATAGCTCTTGGCTCTCTTTATGTTTATCTTTCTAGGCGGGTTATAGTTATCCGTCCAAAGCAAAAGTGCACCGCTATCCTTGTGGCTAGGCAGGTAATTTACCCCTGTTATAAGGTGCTCCTTGCTTAGATTTAGCTTGCTAGGTGTGCTTGCACTTGCCTTTGTACATATAAGTACCTCCTCCATAGTGCCAGTGATCTCACTGTACTCAAATATTGCGTCATACTCGTCTGCAGAAACAAACCAGTATATAAGGTTCAGAGGCTCGTAAGCTACTGCACCCACAGCTCTTGCATTTGTAGATCCTATAGAGTACGTGCTTAGTATTGTGGTTATGTTACCAACCACAGTGTTGCCAAGTGAGTTTGTTATGGATCCTATATTGGAACCCTCAGATGTGTCTATAGTAATATTCAAGGCATCCTCATACTGACCGCCAGAGAGAAGTCTCTCGTCAAGGTCCTTATTCATCTTACCCGCAAGGAAAGTCTTCTTTAGTTCCATACTTATTTAATCCATTTAGCTCTACCTCTCAAGCTCATTAAAAGTCTTGAAGGGTGTAGATTACTTAGTCTAATCTTTGCATTCCTTAGGGTGGCTATCTTTTCCTTTCTGACCCTGTTTATTATGTACTCCTGTACGCCATACTTGTTGTTCAGTAATGCCCACTTTAGGTAGCTATATATATATTCCTCGGCAAGCTTGTTGACGCTTATCTTGGAGTCGTCACCGTTCTCCATTCCGTCAGATATGTATTCAAGTACTATGGATTTGTTTTCTATGCCAGAAGAGAAGTCTATAACACCTGCCGCCTTATTTATGCTAAACTTAGGGTTTGTATTTGCATCCTCAGGATCTAAGCCGTAGCGTCCGCCCATCGCATAACCAAAGTACCAGTCACCGTTAAAGTTCCATCCGTAGCACCCGTTGTATGCACCACCTCCAGTATATAGAGTCTTCTGCTGCCTAAGTATGTCAACCTTGGAATCTCCAGTCACTATCTCTCCATCCGCATCGAATATGATGTCTAGGTTGTTGTCCTGAAGGTATCCAGTTGCAGACATTGGTCTCCTATTCTCTGTTAGAGGCAGTAATACGTTTCCGCTAAGTACTGATATCCTTACGTAGTTTATATAGTCTGGAGGCATGACCATCTTCAGCTCGTCACCCATCTCCTGCTCTATAACCTTTATATTCCTTAGTGCGTCATAGTTAAGCTCCTGTATAGCTCTCTTTGCGTGAAATATAACGGTATACCTGTCTACATTGTTTACAAGCTTGTCGTTACCTACATACATAAGCATGAAGTTGTTAACTATGTCAGACATTGGTACATACTGATATGACCCCCAGTTGCTGTCTTCAGGTATAACTCCACCATTTGTATAGTACTGATAGTTAGTAATGTATCCCATTGTCTATTGTTTTTGTTGTGCGTCTTGAAGTTCCTCAGACTTGGCTGCCTGTATAATGTCAGCCTCTCTTATAGAAACCCCAGAGTATTGTAATATCTTTATAACTAAGTTTGAAAAGTCACTCTTGGGCAACTCAAAGTCCTGATAGTCAGATGCCGATGGGTAAAACAAAGGATCTGAATCTGAAGCACTTGTAGCTATATATGTCCATTTTGGATCTAATGGATACCTGACATAGTTTATCTGTACGTTTGATATTATACTGGTGGGATATACACTGAACCCAACATTATCAAGAGTGTAAACTGGATATGCAACCGTAGGTGCAGTCAAGTTTGAGCTTATAAGATTTAGTATCTTCCTGTGGCTTACCTCCTCTATCTCAACAGAGTTGTTATATACCAACTTATCTACAAAGTAGTAGTCTGTTGGAGGTGTAAACTCAGATCCTGTATATGTAAGGTTTGCATTTATAAAGAATGTATCCAATACATCTGAAATCTTTTTAGGTATGTCTGCATATCCCTCTCCATGAAGCCTTGCATTCTCCTTAACTATAGCATTGCTATAGGAGTATATGTACTGCTCAAATATCTCAAGCTGTGCCTGCTTTGCAAATAGGTTGAACTCAAATGGAGTTATGTATCCCCTGTTGTCTTTGCTTATTATAGATAGTACGGTATTCCTTACTTCGTTAATCATCTATGTCGTTTTAACAAAGATAAATAAAAAAAGGCACTTTAGTTAAAAAGTGCCCTCAGTCTCGTGCGTTAACTTTTAATGTTAAGCATTAACTATACCTGTAGCAGAAACTGCTTTAGGTAACGTACAATCGTAAACGGGATTAGTCCAAGAAGTCTGTAAAGCAGCTTTAACATGCTTATTCAACTCTTTTACTACATCAAAACCAACTTGAGCCGCTGTATTAACAGTAGTTGTAGTACCATCAGCGTACTCAATAAGAGTAGCTGTTGCTGTGGCACTAGCAGACATGATTGTTTTAATTCCATTGCAAGACACTAATTGCTCTCCTGCAAAAGCTGTTGTTGCCGTTCCTGTAATATTTAAAAATTTTTCCATTGTTAAAAAATTTAATGGGTTAATAATACCACAAATATACTAATTCTCAGATATCTTGTCGTCCAAGAACTTGAACAACTCAAGACCGTCATTTGACTGTAGATACGAAGCCAGCACATATACTGGATCCTCTCCGAAAGGCACAGTCATAAGCTTCTTCTTGTTCTCCTTCAAGTTAAAGTATATATCCTTCTTATTATTTCTAAATGACAGATATCCGTCAGATAGAGCCTTTGAAGCTATATTATTCACCCTCAAAGAAGGATCATTAACCGTCTCCATAAAGTCCTGTGGATATCTTTTTGCATAGAGCATGATATCTCTCTTAATCTCGGCACTTGTCATCTTAGAAACCTTACCTCCAAGCAGTACGTTAGCTACAGCCTCCATCATAACGAACTCCATATCTCTAGCCATAAGCTGGGCATCAAGCTCATTATATAAAAACTCTACATCCTCCTGAGCATCCTTCTCGTTGTCAAACTCGTAGAACTCTACTCCGTTCTCTGGATGGTAGTGTAAAAACTCCTGAAGTACGGGATTTTTTTTTGAAACCCTTAGCATTCCATCCTCAAATACAACAGGCTCAAGAATAACATTCTTATCCTGCTCATCGACAAATGGTGAGTTTGAGTTTCTTGCATAACGAAGAGGTCTACTCATATTATTTTCCTCGTCGTAGTACAGTAATCTTTTTCTTGGTGTGTCTTTGGAAGCTATAAAATACGCCAGTGGCTGCTTCTCTCCCTTTAATAGATAGATTCTATCCTTAGGTTCTAGTATTGATTTTCTTTTTTTCATTTTTATTTAATTAAAATTTTACAATAAAAACCAGGGGCCGAAGCCCCTGGTATATAAATAGTCTATATTATCCTTTGAATAATACGAAGTTATTAGCTCCCATAACACAAAGTGCTCTTTCTGACAAGAAGTTAACCTGCATTTTGTCGATGTCGTTAGTCATCGCACCACCTGCAGAACCTGTCATCCAAGTTTTGTATCGACGATCCTCAGCCTCAGAAGCTCTGTAACGTACATGTAAGAATGGACGTTTAGCGTTCTTACCAAGAACTTGATCGTAAACTGTAGTTGTACCAGCAGGTACAAGTACACCGTTGATAGCTCCACCAACTAGACCTCCACGAAGCGTAGCATCGTTTAAGTATTTCCAGTCAGTCTTATAGAACTCATAACCTCTCTTGAATCCAGAGAATCCAAGGTTAAGTGCCATCTCTTCAGAGTTGTCAAACAATCCGTAAGATGTACCACCAGCTCCGTAAGAGTTTTGAGCAGCCAACATGTCATCGATATCGAAAGAGAACTGACGGTTTAAGAACAATACGTTCTCAGCGATAGCTCCCTGCTTGTCAAGACGTTGAATGATTGTATCAAAGTCTGCCAATGCAGATGGATTACCACCTGACCATACGTTACCTCTATCCTCGATAGTGTCAAACATACCCTGAGTACCAGCGTTAACTGTACCAGCAGAACTGTTGTCAGATAAATTACTCTCAGCAGCTGAACCTGTCGCAGCAGGAACACCTTCAACCATAGACATCTCTAAGTAGTCCTCAAATCGTAGACGAGTCTCGTGCTCTGACTTCAGGTACCAAAGGTATCCAGTCGCACCGTTCTCAGTTGTAACCTCAACCCATCCAACTTGAGCCATATCAGATCCTGATACCTCGTAGTTATCCTTGATGATGATTGGCTTACACTCGAAGATATCATCCTCAGCCTCTAAAGATCCAGACATCCCTGAAGATCCTTTTTGAAACTCTGATCCGTAAACGAATGAAGTAACAGTGTTAGATCCAAAAGGATTAGAAGTCTCTAAAGAGTAGTAAGCTACATCAAAGTGAGCTCCAGCAGAATCAACTGCAGTAATTAAAGCCTTCTTAGATACAGAAGAACTTTCGTCAGACAATAAAACCGTCTGATTAACTCTAAATACACATGCACCAGACGCAAGAGTAAATCTCTGTGTCGCAGAACCTGCAGTATGAGCGAAAGCACTGTTTGCTAATCCAGTATATTTTGTGTGTAAACGTCCCTGCTCTGCCCATTTAATTAAGTCAGAGTTTGTAGGAAGTTCCGCACCGACCATTCTCAAGAATGATGAGATTGATCTGTTTCCATATCGCTCAAATTCAGCTTCGTAAGTATCTGGAAGATACTGTGTTAAGAAGTCGAAATTGGTGATATAATTCGTAGGCAATGTTGCCTTTACCGAGCTAGGTGTAATTGCTACACCTGGACTCGATGCTAATGATCCAGCCATTTTTTTTAGTTTTTAGTTTTTACTTTTTTTAATAATTAATCTATTGCTTCGATCTGCGTCTATGCTTCTGACCTGAAACCCATCCTTCTTGACAACCTTTGTGGACTGACGAGTCATGTCAATATTTTTAGACTCCTTAGCCACATCACCTACCGCATCTGCCATACCCTTCTCGTAGAAGTACTTGGCAAACTTTTCAGGGTTTGAAGCCACAGCTATAGAACGATGGAATCCCTCATAATCCTTAATCGCACCGTCTTCACCTGTAAACTTATTAACAAAGTTATTAAGGTCAGACTGTTCGTTAAGTAAGGTCTTGCTGTCAGCTGGCTTGTAGACAATCTTGTTATTATCCGATACATTGAATCCGAAACCTTCGAAATTCTCAGAAAATAACTCTCCTGTCTTACTTGAAAAGTTTTTAGCCCTCTTAGCAAGCTCCTGTTCGTTTGCAGTCGCTGCATCTTTATGTTTCTTGTAGGCATTAAATTCCTCCAGATCTTTATCGGAAGCAAAGGTATCCCTTGACTCAAGTGGTACCCTATACTGCTCCTTCATTTCATTGAAGTAATTCTTTGCCTTAGCAAGCTCTTTCTTTTTTGCTACCTTTTTTAGTCTGATCTCTCTCTCTTCATCGAGATCTTCGTCATAGTGGAACTTGTCCTCTATCTCAAACTTAACATCATCTAAATCTAGATCCTTGTTTTGGTCGAGGTAGTAGTCACGTAGTAGCTGGTCGTCGCCAACATCATCATAGTTCTTATTTATCTTGATGAAGTCGTTAATGCCACGGCCTGTCTCCTTTTTGTACTTCAGGAATGCCGAAACATCCTCAGGAAGCTCTTCGTTAGCGTTACGCTGGTCGAACAACTCGTCCAAGGAGTTTATCTCCCTGTCGTACCTTTTACCAATATATGAAAGAACGTCTTCGTCTTTTATTGACGGTAATTGTGCTTCGCCTTGCGGCTGTATATCTTTTTGCTCTTGTGTGGTGGAGGCACCCTCAGTGCTTTCTTCCACTCTGACCACGTTAGCTTCGTTTTCTCCAGAGTTTTCATTTTCTGCTTTGTCTAACAACTCTTTCTCAATTTCCTGTGTCGACTTCTCTTCAAAGTCAACTGCTTTTACTTTAATTTCCATTTAATTATATTTTTTACAAAGTTACTAATTATATTCATACCCTATTTAGGACCAAATGACTCAAGGTCAAATCCATCAAGGGAATCCTCAGTGCTTTCAAAGTTTTGCGTAGGCAGGTTATTCTTTCTCTGCGTAATAAGTGCCGACTGACGACTCGCCTGCTTGTCGATTCGGTCATCCTTAGCCTTCTCCTTCTCTCCCTCTCTCTCCATAAGTCCCGCAACCTCTACACCTTTAAGTTTCATGTTGTACTGGAACTCTAGATCCATCAACTCTCTCTTGGCCTCAACTTCAGCCCTCATCTTCTCTATCTCATACATAGACTCGGCCTGCTTGACCTGTGCCTTTGCCTGAGCCTCAAGCTGTATGAGTTGAGACTTCTGCTCTGCCGCAGACTGCTGCGTCTGTAGATTAGACTGAAGCTGCATCTGCATCTCCTGCTGCTTCTGCTGCTGTTGCTCCTCCATCCTTCTTCTACGCTTAACCTTAAGCATCTCATTAGCGAGCTTGATGTTGTTTATGTTTCTTATATCTATAGCATCCTCAAGGTCTATAGTCTGCTGCTGCAGGGCTATAGATATGTTTGCCTCAAGAGCCTGCTTCTCTTCCTCGTCAGGAGAAAGATCTATAAATATACCAAAGTCATGCAGGTACAAGTCTTTTACGTCGTCAAGTATTGCGACGTTGTACTTACCTATCTGCATAGCGAACTCCTCTCTAAAGTCTGCATACTCCAATATATCTGCAAGTCTCAAAGAGACACACTCAGCCATACGTTTTGTTACGTTAAGTCCTGAGTTAAGTATATGTCTTGTAGCTGTGTTAGAGCTTAATGCTGCCATCTTTTGAACGCCAACCAATGCATCTGGGTTAGGGCTAGATCCGTCTCTTACCTCATTTATACCCGTCACATCCCTGATCATATTCATGTAGTGATTATAGTTTCCAATAAGTGCAGCCATCTTGGACTGTCCACTGTTAGAATTAAGTTCCTGTATAGGCACCCTAGCATT